TCATTGATCCATCACCTCTTCCACCATCATCTTCATAGGTGCTATAGGAACCATCTGGAGTATAGTCCACAGTAAAACTATTCATAGCACATATCTTTATATTATTTAAGAAAGGATGAGAGTCTCCATTCTTAAAAGTATACTTAAGTTTGAAAACATTTGGACTCTTTAAAAATATTCTACTTGTAGATCTTTTGGGAGCCATAGATTTTTTAAAGAATCTAATGATTTGTTTTATTTTATCTGCTTCCTTTGGTTCTCTTGGTGTGAATCTATAGTTGTAGTTGAATGTTCTTAGATTAGGTCCATTAAATAATACTTCTAGGTTATTGTTTATTGTTAAACCTGTAGATCTTCCTATGATATTTGCTCCTAATGCTTGTTGCGCAAAGAATGCTTTAATTAATTCAGGAGTAACAGCACTACCAGCCGATTTTGCAGTTGTTCCTACTGATTGCATTAATCCTGTGAGATCAAAACCTCCTCCAGTGAGAAGATCAGCTCCTGCATCCATCATTCTACCAGCTACATTAGCTCCTGCTATTTGAAGAGGATTTAATTTATCATCACCCCAACCAACACTATTTGATTCTGAAATACCTGGTTGCATGGGTAGACTTACTACACCTCTTCTCTTTTTTATTCTCTTATCTATATCTTTTATCTTAAATAAATTTGCATCACCTGATCCTGTTGTTCCTGCCATCAAACCTGGTTCATAATCATAGCAAGTAATTTTAAGGAAATCAAAGTTGCTAGTATCCTTTTGATTGATAGGATACCTTCCAATAAAAAATCCTTCTGGGTCTTTAGGGATGTCAACATTTGCAGCAATACCAGCAACTAAATCTGATAGTTTAGGTACTTCAACTTGCTCTTTTTTTGTTGGAGTATACTTAATATCTGTTTTCTTTTTATCACTCAAATCAAAAAATAATTTATTAGAATTGTTTACTAAATTATCAAAATTCTTTTTATTTTTTAAGAAAGCACGTGCTTCTGCTCCATTAGCTGTCCATTTACCATCCTTATATGTAAGTTTAGGAGGAAACAATCCCTTAAACCTATAGACAGTAGACGCAGTGACTCCATCATCCGTCATTCTTAAGTCCCAAATTTGTTTGGGATCTTCAACGTTTTGAAAATTTAATGCACTTCCTGTGTCTGTAACGGACATGAATATCTTTTTAGTTATTTAGTCTTAAAGTTTGCATAAGATAGTGAACGCATATAATCTATCTCATCATTTTGTATCACATGTAGTCTTCCTACTATTTCATTCCATGTATAGTTCCTTGATGTTCCCCAATGAAAGTTAAGTCCTCTGAATCCCCACCTATCCACATAGGTAACAGCAACTAGAGGGAACTCATCAAATACACCAGGAGTTTTAGCATTATATACAAAGGTATAGTAGTTACCTGCATCAGGAATGATCTCTGTCTGAGAGAATACCTCCATGATGTTCATCATAATGTCATCAGCATCATCCAACTCTTCAATTTTTTCTTGAAGTTCTTCTGTTCTTTCTGACATTATTTGATACCTAATTCATCTTCTGTGATTAGTTTGAATTCAATTCTTCTATCTAAACAATACTCTTGTGCTGCTTTCCACTTAGCTTGGTTCACAGCATAGGTTGTAAGTTCATACAGATATGATTTAGTTACTCTAGATTTTTTCTTTGGTGGTCTTGTTTGCTTCTTTGGTTTGACCTCAACCACATAAGTTTTGACAGTACCATTAGTTTCTCTCACCTTCATTAGAAAGTCTGGGTAGTATCTATGAGGTCTTTTATCTACAGGAGACATGTATGGTATACTTATCTCTTCAGAAGCCCATGCTATAATATTTTCAGTCAGGTCACAGTATCTACAGAACTTACGTTCCCAACTACTACGACATATTATATTATTGTAATTGCCTTGATATTTCTGAGGGTGCTTTGGTTTGTACCTACTCTTAATACTTTCAGCCATCTCTTATACATAATATATAATCTAAAATATTTATAGATGGCAGGTGTTCGTCCAGAAAAATTAAGATTAAGTGATATAAAATCTAGGTTACTGAATGTAGCTCAGACATCTCAGTATCGTCTAACATTATCTGTACCAGCAGCAGTTAGATCTAAGGTATCTGATTTAAGTTCTTTGGATTTTGATAACATTAGTTTGTCTTGCTCAGAAGCAAACCTTCCAGGTTCTTCATTGGCAACTCATGATGTTACTAATGATTATCAGGGTGTGACTGAGAAGATGGCCTATAGGAGAATCTATGATGATGTTTTGGGGTTGACATTCTATGTTGATAGAGACTACAATGTAATTACATTATTTGAAAGGTGGATTGATTACATAAGTGGGATTACAGATCCTCAAACTTATAAAAGTCCTTTTACTAATCAAAGAGTATCCTATCCTAAGACATATAAGAATGATATATTTGTAAGTAAATTTGAAAGAGATCACCACTCTGATGAGTCTAGTATTAGGAAAAAGATATTAGAATATACTTTTGTTCAAGCTTTTCCTAGAGACATTACTGCTATTCCAGTTTCATATGAAGCTAGTCAAGTTTTAAAGTGTAGTGTTTCCTTCTCCTTCATTAGATACGTGGTAGAGAAGCAAGACCTTACAGGAAATGTGGTTGTTGCTTCATAAATAAACTACATCATAAAATATTATGCCATTACCAACTATTGTTACGCCAACCTATGAACTTGAGTTGCCATCTTCAGGAAAGAAAGTTAGGTACAGACCTTTCCTAGTTAAAGAAGAGAAGTTACTTGTCTTAGCACTGGAGTCTGAGGATACAAAACAAATCACTACTTCTATCAAAACAGTATTGAAGAATTGTATTGAGACTAGAGGAGTAAAGGTAGAGTCACTACCTACTTTTGATATAGAATATTTGTTTCTTCATATCAGAGGTAAGTCTGTGGGTGAGGAGATTGAAGTTAATTTAATATGTCCTGATGATGGAGAGACTAATGTTCCAGTCACAATTAATATTGATGATATTAAAGTTCAGAAAGATAAGACCCATACTAAAAAAGTTAAATTAGATTCTGAATTAACAATGGAGATGAAGTATCCTTCATTGGATGAGTTTATTAAAAATAATTTTGATTTTACTGATGATCTGGATATGGATTCTTCATTTGATCTAATAGCATCTTGCATTAATAAAATTTATAATGCAGATGAAGTATGGTCAACATCAGATTGTACTAAGAAAGAAGTCAAAGATTTCTTAGAGCAGATGAATAGTCTACAGTTTAAAGAGATTGAAAATTTCTTTATCACTATGCCTAAGTTATCTCACAGTATAAAGTTTAAGAATCCTAAGACATCTGTTGAGAACACTGTAGTATTAGAAGGGTTATCGTCTTTTTTCGCGTAGCAATGGTTCATATGGATCTGGAGAACTATTATAAGATTAATTTTGCTTTGTTACAGTTTCATAAATATTCATTAGCTGAAGTTGAAAATTTAATTCCTTGGGAAAGAGACATTTATATTGGTATGCTTCAACAGCATCTTGAGGATGAGAAACTAAAGCAACAACAAAGAAGTAACTAATGGCTCCAGCTACCACCAGTCCTGTAAAAATACTTTCAGATCTTGGATATGAGATTTGGGAGATGGAAAGTGACGCTGATATGCTAAAAGCATTGATAGAGGCTATTAATAATTTGACTGGGGATAATCCTAGTGATAATCGTATTCCTATACTACAAGAAGCAATACAAGCAATTAGGGGACCTAAGTTTAAGGTTAAGAGGACTAGGTTGAATGTAGAAAAAGTATTAAATAAAACTCAACCTAGACTTGAAGGTCAGAAGTTACAGCAAGATAGTAGAGAAGTTCAGAGTAATAATGATTCTCTATCTGAAACATTAATACCTAGACTAGATAATATTTCTTCTGCTTTGAGTACCATAGGTACTATTCTTGCATCACAATTATCTCTTGAAAGAATTGCATATAGAAGAAAAAGAAAAAGAGATTTGATAAATGAAAAGAGACAGAGAGAGAAAGACTTAGAGAAGGAAGGTGATACTGTAGGTAAAACTATAAAGAAAATTATATCTCAACCAATTAAAAGTTTTGGAGAGAGACTTCTACAATTCTTAAAGAGTATAGCACTGGGTGCTGCTGTCTTATCTCTTTATAAGTGGCTTCAGGATGAAGAGAATTTAAATAAGATAAAGACAATAGCAGATTGGTTGGGTGATAATGGTGGTAAACTTATTAAATCATTAATAAAGTTAGGAAGATTAGGA